ATACAAAGAAATTCGTATAGAGATTAAATCTATTCACGAACTAAAAAATTTAGATGATTGTCCTCATTGTCATTCAAAGCTAGAATACAGAAACTCGTCTTGTTATTGTGAAAGAGAAAAAAAAGAATTTATATATTTTGTAGTTACTGATGATGAAATCAAGAATAGAGCTAAGGAACTAACCAAAGGCTTATGAAATGTCCTAAATGTAATAAGAACGAAGCTCTTGAAGAAAAGAAGATGGAAAGAAACCAAGATGTAATCTATTACACTTATTGTAAAGAATGTCAAAGAACAGAGAATAATTGGTTTAAGTTCTGGTTTGCTTTATTTTTAGGAGCAGTTGGACTTTATCTATACGGAGTATTAAAGTTTATTAAATGGTTATTCTTATTGATATGGAATTAGATAAAAAATATTTTGAAAAAGATAAAATAATTCAATTAATAGTTTTTAAAGAAAATCTACTTGGATTAACTGAATCTGGAAAAGTAATAGTTCAAGAAGAATATCAAGAAGTTAATGGTAGAGAAATCATTCCAACCTTAGATGATAAATTAAAAAAAAGAATATCAAAAAAGGTTAGATGGATAGAATATTAAAAGTATGACTAATAGTGTAGGAAGACCAATATCAATCGACGAAATGACACTCAAAATATTAGAGGATGCTTTTAGTAATGGAGCGACTGATGTAGAAGCTTGTTTTTTGGCTAATATTAGCGGACAAACACTTTATAACTATCAAAAAAAACATCCAGATTTTATTGAGCGTAAACAAGCTTTAAAAGATATGATAAAATACCAAGCTAAAAGGAATGTAGTAGATAGAATAAAATCAGGAGATATTCAACAGTCTAATTGGTGGTTAGATAGAAAAGGAAAAGATGAAGGTTTTAATGTAAGACAAGAAGTAACAGGAGCAGATGGAAAAGATTTAACAATACAAGTTATTAAATATGGCGACTATAACAATTCCTTACAATTACCAACCGAGACCTTACCAGATACCACTACTGAAGGCAATTGATAGTGGAATTAAAAGAGCAGTTTGTGTTTGGCATAGAAGAGCAGGTAAAGATAAGACACTTATAAATCTAGTAGCTAAGAAGATGTTAGAACAGGTAGGAAGTTATTATTATTTCTTTCCTACTTATGAACAAGGCAGAAAGATATTGTGGGAAGGTATTGATAAAGACGGCTTTAGATTTCTAGACCATATCCCTAAAGAACTAAGAGTGAGAACAGACAATCAACAAATGGTTATTGAATTAAAGAATGGTTCAATATTCCGCATAGTAGGAACGGATAGAGTGGATGCAATAGTTGGTACCAATCCTATTGGTTGTGTATTTTCTGAATATGCTTTACAAGACCCGATTGCTTGGGGTTATATCCGACCTATATTAGCAGAGAATGGTGGTTGGGCCGCATTTAATTTTACAAGTAGAGGAAAGAACCACGGATATGATTTAGTAGAATATGCAAAGAAACAAAAAGATTGGTTTGTTCAAATATTAAAAGCAGATGAAACAGGAGTTTTTACTCCAGAGCAATTAGAAAAAGAAAAAGAACAGTATGAATTAGAAGATGGTGATGACTTAAGATTTCAACAGGAGTATATGTGTTCTTTTGAAGGTTCGATGCAAGGTAGTTATTATGGTAAGTTAATTGAACAAGTAAGTAAAGAAGGAAGAATATTAAATGTTCCTTATGAGTCTCAGTTACCAGTATTCACAGTATGGGATTTGGGTATAGATGATGCAATGTCAATTTGGTTCTTTCAAAAGGTAGGTAAAGAAATTCATTTGATTGATTACTTAGAAGCAAATGGAGAAGGAATGGATTATTATGCTAAAGAATTAAATGCTAAGGGTTATGTTTATTCTAAGCATTTTATGCCTCACGATGTAGATGTTAGAGAGATAGGAACTGGAGTTAGTAGAAAAGCAACAGCTGAGAGTTTAGGATTAAGACCAATTGAAGTATTGCCTAAATTACCTATTGATGAAGGAATTGCAAGTGTAAGACTTATATTACCAAGATGTTATTTTGATGAAGAGAAATGTAAGAGAGGGATTGATTGTTTAAGACAATATCACAAGGAATATGATGAGAAGTTAAAGTGTTATAAAAATAGACCTAAACACGATTGGAGTAGTCACGGAGCAGATAGTTTTAGATATTTAGCCACATCAATATTCAAGTTTATAGAAGTAACAAATAGAGTTCAACAAACCAAACCTAAAATAGAAGTAAGAAAATGGTAATATGATTCAAACATTCTGTGATAATTGTGATAAGAATATAACTAACGATTATGTTCACAAAGGAAAGAAAGATTATTGTCCTGAATGTTTTATAGAATTAACAGAAAATCCAAGAATGATAGCATTTCAAAATAATAAAATAATAGATATAACAAATATATTTAATCCTAACAGCGACACTTAATTACTAAGTGTTAGAATATGAGCCTAATAGCTCAACCAACAATTACAAAAGTGGATGGTAAGGATATGATAATGGATGTAAAGTCTGACTACCAACCTACTGACCTTGTTCTTGAACGTCAAAAAGATATTATTCGTGACTACAAAATAGCTCAGAATTATATAGATGAGGATTGGGAAGAGTTTAATGGTAATACTCTTTATGATAGAGCTAGGAAAGACCAAGAGATGTTTAATGGAAACACCCCTCCAACAAGTGGAGACCCTTCTGAATACTGGAAAGCGAATACTGTAAATCCAATGGTCAGAAATAGATGTATTTCAATAATGGCTCATTTAATTCAATCTTATCTTTATCCAAGTATAGTTGCACAGAATGACCAGTCAGAAGAAGACAAAGATGCTTCTCTTGTGTTTAGTGATTTAGTAGAATGGGCCTTGGAACAAGCAAACTACTCTAAGAAAATGATGCAAATGCTTTATTCTTTTATTTCTGAACCGATAGTAGTTGTAAAAGTAGATTATTGTAATGCAAAACGAAAGATTAAAAAGATTTTAGACAAAGAAAAAGATGGTAAGAAATGGGAATGGGAAGAGATTGATGACGAAGAGTTTGGTGGTTTCCAAATAGATTTAGTCCCATACGATGAAATATATTTTGGTAATGTCCACGAAACTGACCTACAAAAACAACCTTTCATCATAACCCGTAGAATAATAGATTATACTCAGGCTGAAATTAAATATAGAAATACACCTAATTGGAATTATGTAAAGCCTGGTAAATATACATTTCTTGCTGAACACGATACAACTTTCTATGAAAAAGATGATGAGAACCTAACTGATACAAAAGTCTATGAAGATATCTATTATAACCGTTTTGCTGATTTAGAACTTGTTTATGTTAATGGTATATTGGTTCACGATGATATAAACAGACCAATGCAAAGAGTAGATAAGAAATATCCTTTTGCTGAGACAGGTTATGAAATGATTAATAACAGGTTCATTTACAAGAAAAGTTTGGTAAGTAAATTAGCTTCTACACAGATTGATTTGAACGATTTATGGAATGCTGTGAAAGATATGGCACGCTATCAAGCTACACCTGCAACTTTCTCTTATGGTTTTGAAGAAATGGACTCATCTGTCGTAATACCTGGAATGAATACTAACACTCAAAGCAAGGAAGCTGGTATTGTGCCTATAAATAATGGGGCTGATATAAATGGTGCTTTGAGAGTTATACAAATGTTAGAAGGTGCACAAAATGAAAGTTCACAAGCACCTCTACAAAGTGGTATTGTACAAAGTGGTGATAGGACTAAATATGAAATCCAAAGATTAGAAGCAAACGCACAAACAGTTCTTGGTCTTAGTGGAGAAATGTTATCTCACTTAGTTCAACAGATTGGCGAATTGATGCTTGGTTTAGTTTTACAGCACATTCCTTTAACAGATATAAGCCAAATTACTGATAGCGATTCAGAGTTAAAAATGATGCCTGTAATAATTTCAGATAGAGATGTAGATGGTAAGAAAATGCCAAGAAAAATAGAGTTTACTTATGATATGCCAGTTAATGAAGAAGATGAAGAAAAGAAAGGATTAGAAATGTTGGACGAGGAAAGTTATAAAGGAATGTCCATTTACAAAATCAATCCAGATTTGACAGAGAAACTTAAATTCTTAGTGAAGTGTGTTCCAATATTTACTGACAGGGTGACAAAGATAAGCAAAGCAATTAGTTTGTATGATAGAATGCTTGCAAATCCTTTAGCACAACAAAATCCTCAAGTTATGGAAGCTGTTACTAAAGATTTATTGCTCGGACAATTCGTCCCAGGTGAAGAATATAAATATTTACCAAGTGGAGAACAGCCTATTGAAGAAATGACTAAGAAAATATTTGAAGAGAAAAATGTAGAAGAAACTCCACAAACTAAACAACCAAATACACAAGTTAATTTAAATACTCCTAAAGAGGGGTTAATGTAAAAAATATGAATTTAATTAAAGTATGGAATAGTTTGCCTTTTAATAAGAGGAAGCAATTAGCAAGTCTTTATAAGATTAAAGACTATGGAACAACAGAAGTTCAGTTAGAGTTTGAACTTCAAACAAAACTACCTAAAGATATGTTGGTAGAAGAAGTTAAACCAATTGAAGAACCAACCGAAGAAGTTGGCTTTCCACCTGAAGGAACTGGCAAAGAACCAGTAATAGAAGAAGTAAAAGAAGTCAAATCTAAAAAGAAAAAAGCTAAAAAATAATTCTTAACAGAGATACTATGAACTCAGCAAAACAACACAAGAAAATACAAGATAAAGCCCAGAAAGAACAAATGGAAGTAATAAACAAGCTCGTGGGAATAGCCAATGAAATCTTAGAGGTTATGAAGTCAAAAGACCTAAAAGTCTATGAGTGTGATATTCTCGTATCACTTCTAAGCCAAAGGGTCAAAGAAGGTGCTAATGGCTATGTGGGACAACTTAAACTAGACGAGGTAATTAAAAAATAAACAGCGACTATGAATAAACTAAAACACAAACTACTTAATTGGTTAGTCAGAGATATTTTCAAAGGTATTGTAATAGAAGAAGTCTTTACTAATCTAAATCCAGACCAACGAGCAGATTATGCAACTGAAGCAAAGCTGATGTTAGAAGGAAAGTTTTATCCAGAGTTTATGAAACTTATGGAACAATTAGCAATCAGTAAAATGGCAAGGGAAGCAAATTCTAATATTGAGATGTTATTTGGTAAAGCAATTCTGTTCTATGTAATGACCCAACGCACTAAATTAAAAGAGTTTGCTAACTATCAAAAACCTAAAGAAGGTGAACCTAATAAGTGGTAATATGAAGCATCAGCAGATATTGAAAATTATACGAGCTATAAGATTAAGTTTCCTGGAAGCAGGAATAGTTTATACACAAGGAGCTTGTTATGGATTTTATACAATACTAAAAGCAATCTATCCAACAGCTGAAGCTTATATGACAGAGAATAAAGGACATATTATTTCTAAGATAGAAAACAGATACTATGATATTCAAGGAGAGTGTATTGATGTTAATGGTGAGCCAATAGGTGGAATAACAAAACTAACAAAAAAACAACACGAGTATTGGGAAAGTGTTATTTCTACACAAAGAGTAGAAACAATTCTTAAAAAAGAATAATATGACCTTTGAACAAATACATCAAGCAATAAAAGATTTCAGAGAACCAAAACAAGATTACACTACTAAAATCTTTATCTATGCTCCTGAGTATTTAAAAACAGAGATTGAAGAACTTACTAAAGGAAGTATAGGTGTTAAGATAGTAGATGGTGATAAATGGTATATAGGATACTAAATACAATTTAACAGCGACAAAACTCTT